GCGTTTTCAGGAACCACCAAGTCATCGGCAATAATGATGTCAGCGTGCCAGCCAGTTGTGTTTGTTGTCAATCCAGCTGTGGACACGGTAGCATCACGAATACCTTCTAATTTACGTTTGATATGATCAATTGTAAATTTACGTTGGCTCCATTTCTCTCGCTTACCCTCTTGGGGGTTAATGTACTCTGGAAAATAACGTTGAAATGTTGTACTTGCCAAAATATTCTGAATGGCATATAACTGAGTCTCAGCCAATTCAGCAGTAGCAGAAACGTAAAGGATTGTTACTTCAGGATGCTTTGCAATAATCCAAGCAGCCCATGTAGCAACCATATGACTCTTCAGGTGTGCACGAGGAAGCATAATTAGTTTATTACTTGCTTGTTCCTCATCTTGACCATAAAGATTATATTCCTGCATCCATTTAAATAAATCCTTATGAATATCTCCGTAGACATATCCAGGATTAACCAATCGAGCAAAGAAGAAGAGGTCGTTAAGAGCCGTTTCACGAATCTGTTTTGCCTCTTCAGGCATTTTCTCGAGTTTTAATACGGCTTGCTTACGCCAAACCTCATCATCCGTTGCCATTCTTATCCTTGTTTCTGGAACATGCGAACTACATCACCACCGTATTCATCTGCAATACGGGCTTGCACCTTCTTCTCATGCTCTACGTCAGCGTTTGAGGGCCTTCCAGCTCCTCGTTGAGCCCAACCCCTATCGGCTACCCATTTGGCTGCCTGAAAGGTTCCTGCTCGTGCTTGTGAGATTACATCTAATACGGCTTGAGAACGAAGTTTAACTTCTAGTTCATCTCGCCATTCATCAATGTGTTTACGTAATACTTTATTTTCACACATTCGTTGCCAATGTTTCCACCCCATAAGGTGGGCCTGAGCAAATTGATACTCTGTAGGATCTTCACATTCTAAGTACAAACGTTTAAGAGAAACATAAGTATCTCCGTTGTGCTCGTGATCAAAATCTTTCAAAGTGAACACAGCCTCATCTTTATATCCCAGTTCTAGGAAGAGAGACTGTGTACGAAACTTGCCCATAGAATCAATCATCTGGGCTTTTTTAGTCATTATACTAATTCAAAGTGAGGGCCATCAAAGAACGTTTTAAAGTCACCACCCCAACGGATAGGAATATTTAATTCTTTGGAAGCTTGTTTCATGGCAGTTGCCAATTCAAAATATAAAGGCTTTTCCCAAGATACATCAGGGCCATGCATAGCACCTAAATCAACAGCTCGTCCAATCAAATGATTAGACTTAAGTGTTTGTGATTTATGCTGGGCTACAAGCTCTTTTTGACGCTCTAAGGTACGTACCCCTTCCAACACTTTAAAGTCCACCTTGGTGAGCTCTATAGCGCGTTTAACAACCTTAATTAGATTGTCATCAACCCCTTTCATCTTATCCAGGGATTGTTGAGACAGTTTAAATATCATTACTTGCTCCAACTGTTTACAATTCGTTGTCCAAATAGGAAACCAAATGCAATGTTTGCAGCTTCTAAAGCAGTAGGATAAACAGCAGGAGGAAGTCCTGTAATAAACATAGTACCAATACCGCAACTGATAACGGCTAACGCTCCAATATATCGAGCAGAAGCGCGTAAATCCACCACCCATTGAGATGGTGTTCCAACTGGTTGATCCAGAGCTGCAATAGCTTTAATCCGTTCAATATCGCTTGCATCTAGTTTTAGTTTATCTTCAATAGTTGTAGGTTGTACGCCTCCAAACCATTTAGTAGTTGCTTGTTTAATAGCTTCAGCCCCAATAGGGACTAATGCACCAATAATAGATTCGATAATCATCGGTGATTCCACCACAACACAATGGCTGTAAAAATACTACCAAGATAGATAATAGGTTTAACTACTTTAGCTAACCATTCAAGAGCTATAAAAGCTCCTTGAGCAGCATGAAAAGCATCTACCATTGCTTGCGTTTCAGTTTTTAAACTATGAACTTCTTGTTCTACTAAAAGCAATCGTTCGTAAATTTCTACGTGAGAGATTTCTACTTTCATGTTTTATCCGATGGTTGAGGGGTATTGCCTTCTTCTAGCCATTTCAAATAATCTTGATAATCTATATTATCTAGATCAAAAGGAATAATAGCATTATCAATAATACGTTTTACGCACGTTGTTTCGCCAACTAAAATACTAGGTAAAAATTGATACATAATTAAGGTTCCGCATTTAATTGAAATTGAAGGACAGCACCGTTCCCGTATGCTCCACGATTAGTTGTCAACCCTGTAAATCCACTATTAAAAATACGCATACCACCAACAGATGTTATAACCGTATCTGCAGCAGTGCTTGCGTAAGCAGCAGCTGTATCGTTAATTGTTAAACTACTAAGTTTCCTTGTATATGTGGGAGATGTTCTCATAAACGTAGGAAATGATAAAGCAGAAACCCATCCAGTTGTACTAACACAGTTTCCAATTACAGAATTTTCATAAAGTTCTTGATAATATCTTTGGCACAATCGAAACTCAGTTCCATAAAAACGAGATTCAAATGATGTAGCTGTGCTGCCTTTTTCTAGTTGGACACCTGTAATAGCAAGAGTAGCTCCCGATGTACCTACTATAGATGTTGCACCTGTAGATGAATAATAGTTTGCTCCAGCCCAAGTACCAGCTGCACCACTAAATGTAGCACCTGCACCCAAACTAAACGATAATTGGATTCCAGTATTATTATCTGTTAGCCAAGTTCCGCTAGTATCTCCTGGAATACTTACAGTTTTATATTCCCAAGTATTAATCGTATTAATTACATAAGAGAATGGATAAGACCTATTTAATGCACTATTACTAATGGAACCTCCAAAAGTTCCTGCAATACTAGATTTTACCCAGAAAGATACGGAAATCGTCTGAGCAGAAGCTGCACCCCAAGCTAAATCATTGACATTAAATCCTTCAATACGCTGACGAAAAACAAACCAATCTGCGGATGTTACACTATATGCAGATAAAGACGTATATAATTGTGAATTTGTAAATCCAACAGGAGCAGAATTTGATTGTTGTGCAGTAAATTTAGAAGATAATGTTCCTAAAAAACCCCAACGATCACAACTATATAGCGTTGCATTAATGTTGGTAACTGCAGCACCTAGATTACGTTGGTCAATTGCCATCGCACCATTGATGATGCGGTTCTTCATTCCTGTAAAACCACCAGTGCCGTAGCTTCCAGCAAGTTTTGATAATTCTCGTGAATTACTCATTTAATATTTTCCTTCAAGAGCGGCTACGCGCTCAGTAAGTGCTGTAATTTGAACTTGTTGTTCTTGAATGGCTTTGATAAGTATCGGAACAAATACACTATACTTGACAGACTTTGTTGTAGTTCCAAGATACACACCTTCTTCATCTGTATCAGGCATTTCCTCAATTAATGAGGGGAATACTTGTTCAAGCTCTTGTGCAATTACACCAATTTGTTTTGTATTATCACCAATAAGATTGTAGTTAACAATGCGTACATTACTAAGTTTTGTTAACTTAGGTGATGCATCAATAATGTTTTCTTTCAGCTTTATATCGGAAATAGCACCATAACTATTGTTTACGTTCTGTACGTTACCGTTACCTAAAACTTGGAATCGATATGCACCAAAATCACCACAGCGAACAAAGGTTCCAGTTGCATCCGCATTAGTAGACATTCCTAATTCAAGACAACGTGTGCCAGCAGTATTAGAGGTATTCTCTACTGTTAAGGTTGCACCAGCTGGATTGGATTTGCGAAAATAATGGGTTGTTACCGTTGCTGTAAGACCTGCCTGAAAGTTACCATTAATATCGAAGCGACCCCGTTCAATATCGTTTGTACCGAATAGCAGAGGATATGCACCAGTACCCCAAACTACTGTCGAATACGCTGCTCCAAAACCACCACTGTTAGAATCTCGGCCAAAATAAGAAGTTCCTCCAGTATTTGTTACTCTATAGCTTACCCCATTTGTTCCCGTAGTTGAAGTAGCTTTAATAATAGTATTAGCAGCTTGGATATCTAAAATTGAGGAAGGAACATTAGTACCAAAACCTACATTACCGCCAGTAACAGTTACTCCATCTTCACCCGCTTTACGTAAAAATTTAGCATCAGCAGCACTCTGCGTATACGTATCAGCTACAGTAAAGCTTTTAAATGCCACTACTACAATTTCATCATTTAATGCAGCAGCAATATTAAGAACAACACTTGTTCCATTAGTAGCTGTATAATCTGTAGAATCTAATGATACACCATTGCTAAATACAAGGATGTTTCCACTTGTGTAGCTCATTGTTCCGCCAACAGTAGCAACACCACTAAATGTAGTTTGGCCAGTAGTTGCAACGTATTTATAAACGTTCATAGCTGTAGTGCCCGCAGCAGTAGCAGCAATCCAATTAGCTCCGTCATACACTTTCATGGTTTGCGTGGTAGTATTGTAATACAACGCACCAGTGAGAAGAGCATTACCATCATTATCTAGGCTAGGATCTGATGCCTTAGTCCCTAAATAACGATCGTCAAAACTATCTAAAGCCGTAGCTGCAGCAGCTGCAGAAGCAGCAGCAGAAGATGCACTAGAGGATGCGTTAGCAGCTTGTGTAGTAGCAATACCAGCTTGTGTTGTAGCAGTGTTTGCACTTACAGCAGAAGAGATAGCAGATGAATTTGAGTCACTAGCTTTAGTAGTTGCAATACCAGCTTGTGTCGTAGCAATACTAGCTTGTGTCGTTGCAATACCAGCTTGTGTTGTAGCAGTAGATGCACTTGAAGATGCTGACATTGCAGAAGCAGATGCAGAAGCTGCAGAGGAAGCTGCAGCAATAGCAGATGCTCCCGCATTACTAGCTTGCGCTATTGCAATCCCTGCTTGAGCAGTAGCTGTACTTGCACTATTTAAAGCACTTGCAGAGCTTGTAGCAGCAGCTGTAGCACTAGCAGCAGCGTCAGCAGCAGCATCAGCTGCTTGCCCAATATAAGCTCCTACATCCTGACCATCAACAGTAAAAGCACCATCAATTGTCAAATCTTGTACGTTATAGATGCTGTTACCATTAGCATCAACGTCATTAGAAAGACTATTAGGTTCTCCTGTTGGGTTGTTTCTGTAGAAAACCTTGTTCTGAAGTTCTGTTTCAATCTTATCAAAGTTGTCGTTAATGACAGACAGAGTGTTCAGATTCGTTACATCGTTTAAAACGATTTTAGTCATCTTATTCCTTTTAATTTATACTGTGTCGCACACACAGATATTCCTATTTATCTCTATACGTCCCTACGGGACATACTTATGTGTATGCGAAGCATACGTCTATGTTTCTTACAACATATTCTTGAGCATACGCTTGAGCATACACTTGAGAATATATTGGAAAAGAACTGTGCATCCTCATTGTTGTAATTTTCTGGAGAAATTTAGAAGGTGTAATGCACCAATAGCAACCTACCCCTAACCCCCTCTATACCCCTTGAGCATATCCTTGAGAATTATTGTCAAAATAATCTGGTATGCTCCTTGCTTTGTATGAGAGAGTTCTAAGTTGAGGTTGCATTGTACCTACTCTGTATTATTCATCATGTGTATATGTATCCTTGAGTATTACACCTTGAGTACAAACCTCTTACAACCCGCATAAACACTAGCATTTAGTTCTATACGCCTTCGGCATTGTAGTACATTAGTATGTGCCGAAGGCACGTTTGAATGTATATGTATTATATAACTAGAATAGATGCGTTACATAGTACTAACTTAGGTGTCAAAATACCGACACAGTGTCAAATTATTGACATAGCATTGTAAGTATTGAGTAAGTTTTATGTCGGTTTTACGTCACTATTCTATGAATGATAAACGTATGTGTATGCACCATTTTAGGGATTTACATTTTACATTATGATATGATGCACTACTAATGTGCATACTAGCACTGTGTTGGTGCAGCCTGTGGATAACTAGCCATTGTTAATACACTGTGGATGACTCACATAAGTGTATGATTCATAAGGCTTTTTATACCATTTGCGATACATCCTAAAAAGCTGGCACAGTATCTGCTACATATATTTCATGCAACCCCAAGCGGGACACTGTTTCAAAGTTGGCACAGTGTTTGCTTAGTTAGTTGCATAGCACGTAACACTATCTAGCGTTACATAATGTGCATCTTTAACAATTTGCCAGTGATGAGTCGGAGCGTATAGGGATTGCATAATCCATATAGTCCCTAGTCACATACAAACGAAGCCATGTATAGGGCGCGGTATGCCGTTCCTTATGTGGGGTGTTCTCTTGTGTGACTACACTATACAAGGGTGCAATAACTTTCATTAGTACATAAGTACTAAGCGTTGCCCGATAGAACTAGGTTCCATTGTGTAACCTATTATAATTACAGTCACGGCGAATCGTTCATTAAAAATTTATAGGCCATAAGTAGTACATTGTATATCATCACTTGATGATGTAAACTTATGTATTCCCTTTGCGATAACGTGGCATACCATGCCGCATACAGTACAAAGGTTTACACCATACAAAGCATGATAGCGCATTGCACTACTGGCCTAGGCTTTTACTAAGTCCGAAGAAGTACATTCGTACTGCCTTCATAACGGATATGTAAGCCCTTAGTGTTGTGACAGAGCACTAAGAGAATACATCCGTATTCATATTCAATCGAAAAACTGTAACTTTTGGAGTAAATACCATGTTTGATAAAAACACATTTGAACGTTCTTTTAACGCTAGCTTGGAGAAAATCCAAGCATCCGAAGCCATTACAAAGCGTGAGCTAATCACTGTATCCCGTACAGTGTTAGAAGCGTGGCACGCCACTGGTAACGTGGTGTATATCAACCGCTTAATCAAGAGCGTTACACCTGTGAATAAGAAGGCATTAATTGTATATGCCAAGCATTTCGGTGGATTCTCTTATGATGAGGTGTTGGGTGAATTCACACATAAGAGTAAGAAACGTTACGAAACAGCACATAAACTTGCAATGGAATTCCTTGCAGACCCTCACAATAATTTGTGGAGTTGGGCAGAGCGTCATATTGAATTGACTAAAAAGCCTTTCAGCGTGGAAAATGTGGAGAAATTCATTAAGTCTGCTATGCACAAAGGCGCTGGCGTGGGATTGTCTCAAGTGGATATTCTCAAGGCAGTGTTCAAGGCAGGTATTGAACCAGATTGTATCATTCAAGTTATGGATGAGTTGGGCATGGAATTTGCCGAGACAGAGCCAACAAAGGATTATACAATTCAAGATGCACCACTGTAAATCTATACAGTAGTTTTCCGTAGTCTTAAAATTAAATCAGCCGCTAGGGGTTTATTCCCTTAGCGGCTTTTTGTCGTCTGGATTTTTTATGCCCAAACAATTCTCTCATGGCCTCATCTGCGCCTTTGATTCTTTCCTTCGTACTGCGTGGCATGGTCAACACCGCTTTGCATTGTCCGAAGGGTTACATGCTTCAGCGAGAATGAAGAAGCATGAT